ATCGATGACAACGGCGTTCTGATTCGCAACGCTTCCGATAAGCCCCCGTACTACGCTGTTGGTTTTAAGTCGGAAAAGTCTGACGGTGCTTACCGCTATGTATGGCTGTACAAAGTGCGCGCGAAGCCTGTCACGGAAAACTACCAGACTAAGGAAGGCACGACCATCACTCGCCAGACCGGCGAAATCGAATGGACTGCCATCAAGCGCACCCATGATGGTCAGTACCAGGCTGTGGCCGACGAAGGTCAGAACGGCTTCACTGCTGAGAAGGGTGCTACCTTCCTGCAGTCTGTGTATGAGCCGACCTTTACCGCGTCTACCTAATCCAGCGCAGCAGCGTACTGGCCCACTCTGGTACGCTGCTGCGATCTTTAATTCTTTCAGGAGGTACGAAGAATGATCACTTGTACGCTGGGCGACAAAAAGTATCATGTTGATTTCATTTCCGGTCGCGCCCTCCGTGAAATGGAACCGGCTGCGAAGATGTATGGCCGTATTGTTGCCATCTCCAATGCAGCACTCAAGGGCGAAACCTCTGAGGATGCTTCGACGCTCTCCATTGGCGAGGCCATGGACGAGATGATTAAGTGGTTCTGCATCCTTTTCAACAACCAGTTCACTCCCGATGATGTACTGGATCATTACCCTGTGGATCGTCTGATGCACGATATTGCCTTTGCGCTGATGGCAGTTCAAACTCAAACCACCAATGTGCTGGACGAGTTCCCTACGAAGGCAGCGCAGACGAATCAGGAAACCACTCCGGAGGTTTGACGCTGCCGGATTTCATATATTCCACCTACAACTCGCTTCTTGAAGGCGGCTGGCGAATGGATGAGATTGACCACATGGATATGCTGGGCTTCCTCCGAATCCGAGCATGGAGCGCCAAGAAGGAGCATGTAAAGAAGCAGCCCCAGCGCAAGTACATTGACGAGGTCTGGGGCAATCTCAAGCCGTAACATAGCGGCTTTTATTTTTGTCCGAAAGGCGGGTGAAACCCTTGAGCGAGGCGCTTCGAGACCTAGTTGTATCGCTGTCATTGCAGACAGACAACTTTACGCGAAATATCCGTTCCGTCAACAAGCAGATCCAGGAAGCGGAGAGCAAGTTCCGGCTGGCTGCTGCTGGCGTTGAGAATTTTGAAGGTACGGCTGAGGGCTTAACCGCCAAGCTTTCCACCCTGCAGCAACGGCTTCAGTTACAGCAAAACGCGGTCGGTCAGTACGAGCGTGCTTTGACCGCAGCCAACACAAAACTGCAAGAATGTTATGATCGTCAAAACGATTACGCTAGCAGACTACAGACGGCCAGGACAGCTCAAGAAGCTCTCCGTCAGCAGGTGGCAGCTGCTGCAGAACAGGTTCGCCAATACAGCGCAACCCTAGGTGACAATGATTCTGCAACGATTGCAGCAAAGGCAAACCTGGATCAGCTGAAGGAAGAGTATCGGCTGTCTGCAGCTGAAGTCAAGAAGCTCACCGGCCAGAATACAGCACTCCAAAAGACTACACAAAATGCAGCGGATGCTGTCAGCCAAGCGAACACCAACCTGAACAATGCCCGCGCCGGAGTTCAAACCACGCAGGCTGAGATCGATCGGTGTAATCAGGCCCTGACACTTGCACAGACGAATTGGGATGCTGCAAGCACAGCCATCAAGAACAGCACGACCGCCATCACCAGCTTTGGTAAGCAGATTGGTCTTGCAGAGAGTAAGTTCAAACTGGCTGCTGCGGGCATCAAGGATGTAGAGAAGAACGTTCCTGCCCTTACATCTAAGCTGACCATGCTGAACGAGAAGATGGCGTTGCAGGAACAGCAGGTTGAGGAATACGAACGAGCACTGGAAGCAGCAAGGGAAAAACTGATTGCTGCTCAACAGGCCAACGATCCTGAAAAAATCCAGGAAGCAACATATGCTGTTACAGATGCCGAAACTGCGCTCAACAATGCGCAGGCAGCAGTTGCTGAAACCCGAGCTGAGATCGAACAGACAAACGGTGCGCTCCGTACTGCTCAGTCTGCATGGACTGCTTGGGGTGAAGACCTTGAGAAGTTGGGTGACAAACTTCAGAAGTCTGGTCAGCTGTATAGCAACATCGGGCGTACTCTCACAACCTCGTTGACTACTCCAATCGCAGCATTGGGTACTGTAGCCATCAAGTCATCGATCAGCTTCGAGTCTGCGTTTGCTTCCGTCCGAAAGACTGTGGATGCAACAGAAGAGGAGTTCGAGGGCCTGTCTGCAGAGGTCAAGCAGATGTCAACGGAGGTTGCAACCTCTGCTGATGACATTGCTGAAGTCATGGCTGTTGCTGGTCAGTTGGGCATTGCCACGGAGCACCTGGCTGAATTCACACGAACCATGGTTGACCTGGGCAACAGCACTGATATTGTTGCTGCTGAAGCGGCATCCACACTGGCGAAGTTTGCAAACATCACCAACATGGATCAGAGCCAGTTCAGCAACTTGGGCGCCACGCTGGTTGACTTGGGTAACAACTACGCCACGACAGAATCCGCCATCATGAACATGGCACAGCGCCTTGCTGCAGCTGGTCATCAGGTCGGACTGACCGAAGCACAGATTCTTGGTTTTGCTACAGCGCTGTCCTCCGTGGGTATCGAGGCTGAAATGGGCGGTTCTGCGTTCAGTAAAGCACTGATCAAGATGGAAGTGGCTGCGGCAACCGGCGGTGAAGCTCTGGATGACTTTGCAGCTGTTTCTGGTATGACGGCAGACCAATTCAGGGCGTTGTGGAGTGCAGACCCGGCTGCTGCTTTCCAATCGTTCATTGTCGGCTTGGCGCAGATGGATGAGCAAGGTATGAGTGCCATTGCAACCCTCGCAGACATAGGGATTGCTGAAGTCCGCCTCCGTGATACACTGCTGCGTTCTGTCAACGCCACAGAACTGTTCGCAGAAACACAGGTTACCGCCAATAGAGCCTGGCATCAAAACAGCGCCCTGTCCAATGAAGCCAACAAGCGTTATGCTACAACGGCTAGCCAGCTGGAGAACCTGAAGAACAAGGCGCTCCTTTTCGCCCAGCAGATTGGTGATGATCTGAATCCGACAATTAAGACCCTGATCTCCGGCGCGGATGAGCTGATCGAGAAATTCCTTTCCATGGATGAATCGCAGCGCATGCAAATCATCCAGTTTGCAGCCTACGCAGCTGCGGCTGGCCCCATCCTACTGACACTGGGCAAAATCACTAAGGGCATCGGCACAGTAACCACTGGTATCGGTAAGTTTGCAACTGCTGTAGGCAAGGCTGGTGGCGGCGCAAAGGGCTTCTTTTCTGTTCTGAGCAAGTCACCGTCCTTCTGGCTGGCCATTGCTGCTGCGGCAATCACAGCAACAGTAGCAATCGTAGACTATGCTACAGGTGCCAAGCAGGCGCGAGAAGCCTTGGAAGGTATGGCTGAGACCGCGCAAAACTGGAAGGACACCGCTGCGGAAACCTTCTATGGAAACAGTGATGGCTTGTCCTTCTTTGGTATGTCTACTTCCGATTTCCAGCGCCAAACCGGCGATATGCAGAGCTGGTTTGATGCCGTTATGGCCGTGTGGTCTGACGGTGAGAAAGAAACGAACGATATCGTCAACCACTGGACGAATTCCTTTAAGGACATGACTGCGGCAACCCGCACCGAGCTTGAAGAACTCAAAGCAACAGCAGATGCAGGTGGCTACACCGATGTTTCTGATAGCATTGCTGCCGACATTAAGACGCTGGATGCGATCGATGCTGAAGTTGAAAAGCTCCTGAAAAAACGGCAAAATGGTCATTTCACGGAAAAAGATCAGAAGCGTCTGCAGGAACTGATCGACATGCGCGGTGAGATTGAGATCAAGTATAAACTGACCGCTGCAGACACAGATGGATTCGAGACGATCCGTAAAAAACTCGAAGCTGAAGTAGCTCGTGCGCAGGCCCGTGGTGAGGCGGATGCCAGCGTTACCGTCTATGAGAATGCACTTGTTGCATCTGCCGAGGGAATGGCGGCTGTAAACGCCAAGCTTGATGAGCAATATGATAAAGAGTATCAGGTCATCATGCTCATGGAAGATGCTGTAGCGCGTCAGGCCGCTTTGGATGAACTGAATACACGGTACCTGGCTGACCGCAGAGCTGCTGCCCTGGAATATGCCTCGACACTACAGGGCATTGTGATGCCGGTTTGGAACCAGGGGGATATCCAGAAGGCCAATAGCGATCTTGATCAATTAGTTGCGCTGATGGTTCAGTATGCGAATGCAAAACCTGAAGAACAGCCTGCCATTCTGGAATCAATGAATCAGTTGACTGCTGGCATGGATGAAGGGGCAATGACAGAGTACATTGCTTTGCTAACGCAGATTCAGTCTCTACTCGATCTTGGCCTTACTGAAACCGAGCTTCAGACTATGTTCCCGGAGATCGATTTCAGCAGTGCCATGACTCAGCTGGCCAGCATAAAGGAGTATCTGAATACCTATCCCGATCTGCTGCCCGGTGTGAATAAAATGTTTGGTGAAGCCCTTCCTGAGGAAGTGCTGAAGATTGCCACTGACCTTGATATGACCGGAGCACAGGCACGGTGGGATGCCTTTGCCGCTAACCCTGGCGCGATCACAACGAATGCCGTCGTTCAGAGCTATACGGATGCACAGGATGTAGTTAAGCAGCAGCCCAAGGTTGATGCCTTCATTGCGAAGTA